TGACAATGTCGTCTGCGGCAGCGCTTAACGCCAACTCAAGTGATTGAGTGACCGCACTTTTGTGGGATGTGTTCGAGCCAACGAGAAGCGTATGCTTTCCAATCTCGACGTTCCACATGTCGCCGGTTGGACTTTTTACATTGCTCTCAATCTTTTTGATCCAGGGTCTTTCCTGTTTCATTGTTTCTCCTACGGGTCAGGGTTTCCGTGTCGGTATAATAACAACGCTATATTTAGCGGTCAAGCCTAAAAAATAACAGCTGACCAACCTTTCCAGTTGTCTTCGTTTGTGTCTTCCAAAGCAGTGATTTGTTTAAAGCGTCGTGTCTCAGGGCACCAACCAAACACATGTTTGTGTTCTTCGAGGAATCCTTTGACGATCGAGGCCGTGGCGCGCCCCACTACTGGCTGTTCGCTTTCGACATCCATAGGTACTACAACTCCATGAAACATGGGTGTGCCGTCATAGTTACAACCATGGGGTACATCATGGCACCATGCCTTCCAGCCTCCAAGAGCTGAGGCTCGAGATTGGAAGTCGTCTCGACCGGGTACAACCTCCACCACCCAGTCAGGTAGGTTTAGTTGGTCGAGCAAAGTCTGGGACCACGAATCGATATCAGACACATCATCTTGACGGCTGTGCGCCAAGAACCATCGAGCTACATACATTAGACTTCCTTTAAGTTTTTGCCGATGTCGGCTTCAGACGTGAGCACTACTTCCCATCCAGGTACAGTCAGAGTCATGCACTCTTCTACTTGCTGCCGCCACTTCTCCAACTGCTCTTCGCCTTCATTGGGGACTTCGATGCAGATACTGTCGTGGCATTGGTGGATGAGACCTGTTCCTGGGCCAGCAAACCCAAACGGGAACGCAGTGATAATTTCTTGTTCTGCCAATCGCATGAGTGAACTTTCAGCGGCCAGCACAGGGAAGTTGACGACTTCATTTTTCTTTCCATCAGACAAACTTCCAGATCGCCGACCCAGGACAGGTTCTTCCATATACCCTTGTTCTCTGTATATTTCGAGCATTCGAGTCCAGGCGTCCATCCATTCAGGTTCTGCTTCTAACCATTGTTGGTGAAAATGTCGGACTTCTCTGGGCTCGATATCCAGGTACGGAAGTTTGCCGTCGTTTGTCTCTGTTGAGGTCAGAACTTGCCAAACTGTGCTGGGGTCTGCCCAGTAAATAGATGCGTAGCGAAACGTCTTCATGACATCCCGCATGGCCTTGGCTTGTCCGCCTATTGGTTTCTTGAGGAGGCTAAACCCATCTGGTCCCCAGCCGTCGGCATGTTTGAACTTGCTGCCAAAGATGTCATAGGCCAGTAGATTGTGTGGGTCTTTGTTTTCTACAAAGCATTCAAGCAGACGCGGTATCTGCCAGAAACTTGCAGTGATTCGTAGGTGAGCTTGGTCTAAGTCAGCCCCGATGTAGGCTCGCCCTGGCGGTGCTGCGAAGATACTTTTGAGCCTGCCTTGTCCTTTGCGGTTTCCGATGTTCTGTAGATTCGGACCACTGGAGCTCAATCGACCGACACTGGTAGTGTGGGCGTTCCAGTTGCTGCGGACACGACCGTCTTGCCATACCAGACCTTTCTTGGGGTCGACATCTCTTCTCTGCATAGGTAAGAGGACTGTGCCGAGTATCTTGTTCTTTTCTCGACGGTATAGACGTAGTTCATAGATGAAGGCTTTCTGCGCTTTCGACAGACCAGGGTTGGACAGATGACCTCGAAGTACAGCATCGCCTGTGCCGGGTAGTCCTGATTCGGTAAAGAAGTCTCGAGACTCCATGTGTGGTGGGATCGACAGCTTCCACTTGTTGTAGAAGAGATTCCGTATTTGATCTGCCGAGCCTGGGTTGAAGCCGTCATCGTTGACTGACTTCATGTCCAGTTTCTTCAAACCGATGTCTCGTGCCATCTCATCCAGCTTCTTTCGTCTCTTGTCGATACTGTTGGTGTATTCAATCTCGAGACCCATGCGGATCTTCTGGTCCACCCACACACCGTTGCGGTGCATCTCGAGGCACATCTCTTGAGTCTTGTGGTCTACCTCGAACAGATTCCAAGGTTTATCTTCGCCCCATCCACGAGGCTTGAACTCTTGGTTGAGAGGTCGGAAGGCGCCCGCATTCGATGAGGCATCGATGAGCGGTACAACGATTCTGGCATTGACCACGGAATCAACAATGTTGTAGCGCAACAACTCATCGTCGTCTGTTGCACCGGTTGCAATCTTCACACCTTTCTCGGATGTCTCCCAGCGCTCTACGTCTGTAAGGATGGATCCGATTGTCTTCAGTCCTTTGGGTAGGTCTGGTGCGCGGAACCGTGTAGGGAAGAGTGTATCCACCAGCGGGGCTGGAGTGACGCCAAGCCAGCGCTCGATGACTAAGCGGTCGAAGAACCCGGCATTGTGTCCGACCCATACTCGACCATCAGTCATTGCCGTCATGAGTATCTGCTTGATCGCGTCTTCGTCTTCTGGAGAGTAGAACCGAGTGCTGCCATCTGCCGATAAGATGCTAACACCGACGGCTTGTGAGACGGTTGCGATCTCTGCCCGTGCAGCTTTGCCCATCTTATCCAGGTCGGGTGTTGCAATCGCAATCGTGCGTAGCTTGCACGACATCGGGTCTTTCCCGTCGGTCTCAACGTCATATGACCAGAAAGGGGCTGCCTGGCTCAACCAAGCTACAAGCTCATCGGGTGTGGGTCTCCACAAGATCTCAGGGTCTTGCCATCGAAGTCTGTTCTCGAACCAGCGAAACCCTTTCGCCAAGTCTGAGTGAAGCACGCTACGCCAACTGGGTGAACGCGCAACAAAAGAAGGGTGAAGCGTCGGCATCACCATATGAGCGCCGCCGCTGGGTGTCTGACACCATTCTTCGTCTACCCAAACAGGACCGCCTCTGGACGCATGAATCGATGCGCTCGTGCCTGTCAGTGCTTGTGTGGCAGTCTTGCCGAGAGTAATGATGTGACGGTATTTAGACGCACGATTCAACAACCGCGGACGGCAGCATGTAGCTGGATGCGGGATAGGGTCTTTGCCTTCTTTGCTTCGTCGTCGATTGATTTTGTCTAACTTCTTCTCCATACGAGCCCACGCACCAGATGGTTGACCGGGAGGCTTACATAGGATGACGTTTGTTAGATCGATATCAGGCCGTTTCTTTCCAATAGCAAGTAGGGCATTGCCCCATTCACTACCTGAACGGCCTATGAGGGGTCGACCTCTCGCGACCTCCTCAAGACCGGGAGATTCAACTACAGCTAAGGTTGAGGCTCCGTCGTGTATCTCAGGCGGTACGGGTAACCCTTCGTCGCTTGCCAGGTCTCCACCTTTCCTGAGTGGGCAAATGTCACATCGTGCGCCATGATGCTGAGGGTCATAACGTGTATTGAGAGGTTGCAACATTACACTCCTTAAAAGTTGAGGCATCTGTGGGCCATGCCTCCCTGCGCCTCCTCAAGATCAGCTAACGATCTGCTGAGCTGCCGATGGGGGAGGTGGCAGAGCAGCACCAACGGAGGGAGCACCCGCTCCATTGGTGGGCACAGGAGCCACGCTCGCTGCTGTAGGGGGCAAGTTGAGGTTGTTAGTCGCAGCAGGCGCTGCAGCACTCGCTTGAGCTACCTCAGTATCCTTGAGTTGCTCATAGGTAGCCTTGGATACCCAAGACTTGATGGTGCTGTAGGAGCCCTGGACACCTCTCTGGCCGGGGATGAACTCGACGTAACCTTTACGCTGAGTCTTGCTGGTGAGGAACCAGTCATCGTGAATGCCCTGAGCAGCTGTGATCTCCTGATAGGAGTAGCCCAGAGATTGAAGGATGGTGATGAGAGCGGCAGTGCGTCCGCGAACCTGCTTCTCGGACAGACCAGGAACCTGAACGGCCTGACCATTGTTGTCCGTGTCCCATGGAAGATGTACGAAGTCGAACATCTTGAACCCGTTAGGGAACTGAACGTGGAACCGACGAGAGCCGAACTTGTCGCTGGACTTGTTCTCAATCTCGACGATGCTGACTTCGTAGTAGCCAGCTTTGGGGGGAGCCGTACCAAGAGCGGTAACGCCTTCGAATGCACTGCCAGGAATCATGAATGTAGTCATGAGCTTTTTTCTCCTTGAGGAATGGGGTTTGAGCCCCGGTTAAATGGTCGGAGGGGGAGGAGGCAGCACTCCACTGCTCTTCCTGTCTTCGACCTGATCAACGGTAAAGTCAAACAACCCACGTTGTTTGGTCAACCGCAAGACACCACGAGCAATGCCGTCTTGACACGCCCATCTAAGATGCAAGGGATTCTTTTGAACCTTACTTGCAACATCTTGAACTACGATACGAGGATCGACGTTTGCAGCGACGTCTTCAGCGACAGCCTCTGCAATGTCGTCCTGCCACTCTAATCCGTCGATTCGGTCGAGTCGATAGTCGGACTCACTGGCACGCAGGATCTCTCGAATATTACCTGGGGTACGCTTGGTGCATACGCCAGTTCGATCGCCGGTTACCCAATCGCTGTCGGTAGGATCGCAGTAGTAAACAGAAGGAAACCAAGGGTCGGGATAGCTGGGATCCACCATGGCGCGCACGTTGATGTCGCACCAAGAAGGAATGGTCTCCGTTTGGTTTCGAGAAGGAACGTCAGGTCCACCAGGACTGAATCGTCCGTCAGCATTAGAGCCGGGTTGACGCTCATGGAAAGTCATGGCCAGGTGGACGCCCAGGTGGCGAGCAAGACCTGACATCTCCAGTAAGTATCGGTTGAGTTGTTGGTAAGTCCAGAAGCGGTCTTTCTTACCGCTGCGACCAACAGGTGCTTCAGACTCCCAGACCAGCATCGAGTTCTTGCAGATGTGGCTGGCGTCATCGATTACAACCGCACCGTACTGCGCCGCAACATTGCTGGCTGCCAACTGCTCGAGGAGCTGCACGAGCTCAGGTAGCGTTTTGGGTGGGTTGGGGTGAACTGCAGGTGTGAAGCCGAGTTCGTTTTGTGCAACCAGAGTGATTGCACTGGGAACACCAAGGAACAGAGCCTTGGGAAATGCGGCGAGCATATCTGACGTTTTGCGCTTCTTCGGTTTACCGTAAGACGCGATCATGACAGACGGATGCGTAGCTGTGCCATTGTTCATGACATCTCCTTTATTGGGGTTTTTACTCAGGGTTCGCTTAACTTAGCGAGTTGGGTTTTCTTTGTCCAGAGGGAAGAGAAGATTCTCCGTAAAAGCACATACGAATTCCACCGCAAGCACCGTATCGGCCATAGCAGGTAGTTTCGTGTTGTGCCTTGGGCCAGCACCAGTGATCGCCGCGCAAGTCGAGTCGAGCCAGGTTGTGCTCAGCCTGCCAGAGCATCTCGGCAAAGTGCGTGTCTCGGTGTGGTGTAGATGGTACGGTGGGTCGTGCGACCTTCCATGGATCTTGAGTCTCAATAAGATTCAGGGCGACACCACCAAAGTCGCGGCCCCATATCTGCTTGCCCATAATACGGAACGCTGCGAAGCCTCCGTCGATTGCGTAAGCGTCGACACTTCTCGAAGCGACAACTCGAGCCTGGTGCTTGTGGTCCCAAATCCAATACTTACCAGAGCGGTCTACAATGGCTAAGTCAAGTCTTCGAGTCAGTGTGAGCGGCTTACCATGGTCTGGGTGACCCGGACAGTCCAATGGAGTCGGTTCGATCTCTGCTTCTTCGGTGCGTACCCACAGGCCCCACTTACCATTCTTTGTTCCAAGCGTTGCTGTTACAGGACATTCCACTCCCCAGATACGACCTGGCGGTTCAGGGAAGCGAGCCATGTATCTGCGGTAGCATTCAATCATTCGATCTAAGTGCTCGTGTCCTTGCCCTTCTTTGTCGCAGTAAGCGAGGGCCGCGTCTTCGGGACTCATCAAGTCTTCAGGATTGGTTACCCAGCTCTCGTCAACCCAGCAACCGCCTTGTTGTGCGCCCCAGATTGCGTGTTGGTGTGCTTGTAGAATGTGGCCGATAGAACCTCGAGTCAACGCACTGGCGGGGATTAAATCAATATCCATACGATTGGTATAAGCAAATAACTGAGGGCACTTCATAAACTGACCAATTCTCGACCAGCCTCTTGTGCTTCTTCCTGCGTCAATCAATCTCATAAACCATTCCTTTGCTATGGTCGCTCAAGCGTAAGCATTCGGGGTGTTGTGCCTTCATTGTCGGCTCCGTTGAACACAAGAACCGTAGATGGCGCAGGTGCCGCCCCCGCAGGCTGACCGCCTTTGTTAAATCGTAAACGACCTTTGATAAAGAATATGTATTGCGCTTTCATCGCAGCGTCATGCCACCAACGTGTATCTGTTCGAGCAAACACCAACACAACAACGGTTTTACCCAAGGCTGCCTGCTCCGCGGCTTTGGTTACAAAGGCACCGACGGCTCTACCGTATGGTGGGTTTAGCCATATGGATTCTCCCGGCCATTCCGGCATACTCAAAGCGTCGGCTTCTTTGTCGAGAAACACATCGCATAAAGCGTTGTCCGCTGATGCAGCAGCGTCACAGTCAAAGTTGAACCATTCGTTGAGTGTGTCAAACAACCACGATGGGGTCTCCCAGGCTTGGTGTTTCGAACTGAATAGTCCGTCGGCGGTCCACTTCATGCGGCCCCCAACTTACTAATAATGCTATCCACAATCGCTTCCTTGTCTTCAAGGCCGAGCAGTTTCTCGTCCAGTCCTTTGAGTTCGTCTGCTTTCAAGAACTGTTCAATAGGACCAAACTTCTCGACGAGAATGTCGACCACTCGTTCGTCGTATGTACCGGATGCAACCACCACCTTAAGGAGTGTGGCGCGCCCTCCGAGTCGATCGAACCGACCCTTCCATTGCGTAAAGTCTCCAGGCTTCCAGGGAAGCATGGCGAAAATGGCGAGGTCCGCGGTTTGCATACCATCTACGGCAGTTCCGAAAGCCTGTCCTGTTCCCACCAGAACACAGGGTCCCTCCGACCCTCTGAACGAATCGACCATGTCGTCCCGTTCGACTTCACTTACACCACCATGGCCCATCCAAACCGGAACCTCGCCCAAAGCCTCGTCTCCGCGTTTCAGCGCCTTGCGGATCTGATGCGCCCACAACTCTGTTTCCCTTCTACGAGCTGTAAAGACAACGACTTTGCCGCCGCCCTTGAGTCCCTCCATAGTCTCTTGGACGACGTATTTTCTTTTCCTACTACATGCCTCAGCCAATCTGGCTTCAATGACACGCTCCCTGTCTAATGGATTTGTCGCTTGTTTGTGAAACGACTTGATTGCTTGATTAAAAGTTTGATCGTCACTCCATCGCTCCGACTTATTGAGTTGTTCTGACGGCAGGTACATGACTTGTACGCGAGTCGATGGAAGTTCAGAGTGAGACTCTGAGTAGGGTACTTCATGTGTAAAGAATGAGCACCGGGCTCTCAGTTCTGTGATGTGGCTCGACCCTGTGTCATCGAGGCCCCCAAAAGTCCCGTCTCGAGCATCACAATAGCGCTCAGCGAATCGTCTGTAGCTATGAGCGAAACCACCAGGAGATAGGAGATCCAGCTGTGACCAGAGCCTTCGAGGTCTACCGTCATCGAGTGGTGTAGCGGTTAGACCGATTCGTAGCTTCACACACGGGTGCCTACTGGCTTCCATGATGGCAACGGCTCGATTGACTCTGTCTACCTTCGATCCTTTCCGTCCACTGGCTGTCGTTTTCTTCTTTTCAAACGATACTGTGCCGTCTTCTTCTTGGATGGCGACCCAGCGCTTTTGACTTCCGTGCATGTGGATCTCGTCGAAGATCAAAACATGCGGCTTCACTTTGTCAAGAACGTGTGAGTTATCTGCTAACGACTCTGCTCCGATGATCACAAAGGGGCGCTGGTTGAAATCATGACACCACTGTATATATTCGTCGAGTGACTGGTCCTTCTTGCGCATGTCAGACACAGGCTTGACGCGAAAAGGTTTGATGGTTGTGTACTCCTGAACTTGGCTCCACCAAACATGTCGTGCCTTGGCTGGGCAGATCACAAGGATTGGGCTCAAAGGCCATCGCAGAGACGCCAGTAGAGATCCCAGAGTTTTGCCTGAACCACAAGCCCAAACGTTCATGACGTAGGGTCGATTGATTGCCCAAGCAATATTCATCTTTTGATATGGTGTAGCCGTCTCAGCGACGAACTCTTTGACTTCTCCACGCTTAATACGAAGCATTAAATACTTCTCGCCGACAGCCATTAACTCTTGACGTTCACTGTCGCGCCAGGGCGTAATCATAGCGGTGTCTTTTTGTGAGCCTGTGTAATCCGCGCCCGATCTTTGCAAGTAGCCTTCGACAAGCCAGCCCCCGTGAATGGGTACAACAACCTCATAGAACTGGGCCTCGCAACCTTCCAATGTGGGTGATGTAACATCCAGCTTAGCCAATCGAATTTTCCAACTTCGAGCGCCTCGACGAACGCGCAAGTAAACTAAACAACCAGGCACAAGTACCTCAAGCTGATGAAGTATGTCAGCTGAGTTGAAAACTTGGTATTCGATTCTGGGTTGATCCCACATGTTGTCCTCTCTGCACAGAGACTATAGGGACTCAACCAACGTGTCAAGATAAAACTTGACGGGACGTCAACATAAAGCTACTATCGGTTCAGGAGGTCACAATGAAAAGTGCATTCAGCCAGTTTGTTCGTGAGCACAGAAAGAACCGTAACTGGAGTCTTGCAGAGCTCGCTCGTAGATCTGACCTAACACAACCTGAAGTTAGTCGTCTCGAGACGGGGACTCGAACACCGACACTGCGTCATGTGCGCGGGTTGGCTGTCGCGTTTTCGACGTCAACCACACTTTACGAAGAACCCGCTAACTACGGGGAGTGGATTAGTGAGTTGGTGGATTTGGGTCAGAGTAGTCGAGAGCAAAGATACGCAGACCGTAATCTCAGGACATAAGACGCCACATGATGACGACAACGATGACGCATATTGCCAGTTGGACTTTGTCGGCATCGCTCATCTTATTCATCCGTTTCTCGGACCCGAAAAGCGAATGACGTCGTCAAGCTTGCGATCAATCTCTTGGAAGAGTTTGTCTCTTTCATTGTTATAGCGATCTACCACGGCGTCGTATCTTTCACGGACAGCCTCAACTCGGATGTCGCTACGGTTCTCCAAATCTTCAAGTTGCTTCTGCCATCCTCGAACCATGGCGTCGTGCCGCTCTCTGTCTTCTACGCGGTGGCGTTCCATCCGTTCTTCAAGCTGCTCTTGATGTTTATTGCCGGTCCACCAGATGTAGACCAGCATGGGAACAATACCTAAAGTCTCGAGTGCGGTAATTAACTCCAGGTCCACCTTGGCCTCTACTCTGACGGAATCGCCTCTTCTGGGGTTTTTTCTTCAATAGGTATTTCAGGCTCTACCACTTCGTCGGGAGGTACGACGATGGGTTGAACGTCGATTAACTCACCCTCCGATTCTAAAATTTGAATCCGGTTGGCGAGTTCTTCCCAGTCACCGTACCCATACTCAGGCTGATCTGCAATCGCGACGGAAGCGCATGAAGTCAGTAAAAGCACAAACATTGAGTTATCCTCCTGGGTTAGCCCCGGTTCTTGGGAAAGCACGGTCCAATATTTGGTGGATCTCTTCTGCAGATTCCTTAGTAGCTTCAACATCTTGTTGTGTCGTAGCCATGTCGACTTCAATCGCACGAATGCGGTCCTCGAGGTCTCCAATCTGACTGGTCAACCATCCAAACACAGCGGCCATAGGAAGCGTCACCGCTCCGGCTCCAGCAGCAGCAGCGGTTTTAGCTTCCATCATTCTTCCTCGGATTTAGTAGGTTCTTCAGCCGGAACCCAGTCACCGTCTTTGTCTGTCTTGATGTGGTCATGCCCCTCGATTGAAGGCTTCTCTTCCTCAGACTCATTCGGTAGTTCGGTAGATTTAAGCTCTTCCGCTAACTCATCCAACTCAGCTTGTTCGAGCTCAGGGTGTATTTCCTCGAGCGCAGCGATGCGTTTGTCCAGGTCTCTGATTTGAGTTTCACCAAACCCGAAAGCTGCGACTGCCGCGACGACTGCTGCGAGAAGTTTCTTTTTAGTTGCGTCTTCCATCACTCGTCTCCGTCCAGGATATCAAAAATTAGGTCGATCATAATCGAGAATAGTCGCCTCTCTGCGGCTTCTCCAAGACCGGGGATATCCAGTTGAGCTGCTATTAGCGCAGCAACCCACTCACGTCGAGCTTCTTCATCTTCAGGGAAGATTGCCTCAGCGCATTCAATCGCTTTCTTTATGATGTTTCGGCGGCGCTCACGCCGCTCTTGTCGGGTCAAAGCCATGATTACTCCTAAGTAGTGATGCCTACTCGAACAAGAACATCGCTGGCAGGAGCGCTTGTGCCCCCGGTGCCTGCAGTTGTTGTGCAGGCCATGACGAGTCCTGTTCCGTAAGCAAACCCGTCAGGGAAGCAAAACTGCTTAGTTTTACCTCCAGCAACAGGGAAAATCCAGTCAGGATCGGTAGTACCTACAGTTACGTTACTTGCATTGTTGTTGTCCCATAGCTTCACGTACACCTGCGTTGCCGCGTTAGCCGTATTGTCTACGTAGACAGTAAAGAACGTACCCGAAGTTGAGTCGACAACTTGGTCGGCATTATCGGCGACAGTATCTTCTGCGGTCGCTGTAAATAACGGGGCGGAATATTCGTCTGAAATAGAAATAGTCATGGCAACCTCAAGTAACTACAAACCGTATGGTCATTTTATTTGTACCTGCCCCCGTACCTGCCGCGGTGCCGCCAGACTGGTCACATGAGTAAGATACGGCAGTCGTGAACTCCATCCCGTCGGGAAAGTTTATACGCTTGCTGCCGCTTGTTGGTATCTCAACTACAAATATTGGAGGTGTGGTTCCTCGATCTACAACAGTCGCGTCGAAAAACTTAACGTATAAAACATTGCTCGAGTCTGTGCTGACGCAGTCTAAGTAGTGCATGGTTGCCGCAGCACCGGTTACATCAACCTTGACGTTTTCGTCTACGTCAGTGTCTTCGAACATTTGGTACGTGAAGCGGGCGTCTGATGGTGATGCTTTGAGCGTCATGACGAATCCTAATGAAGATTGACCCAAGAACTACCAGCGTAGCCTTGGAACTTAGAGTCTGTTGTGTTGTAGATTATCATGCCGACTGCAGCAGTCAAAGCATCGCGTTGCGTCGTTGTTAACCTCGAAACTTTCAAAGCACCTGTCGTTGTCTCAACTACGAGGTCGCCCTGTGCCGTAAAGTCATGCGGCGTTCCTGCAGAGAACTGAAATCGGGGCGCGAGTGCTTCTTTTATTTGAGGTTCGAGTCTTTGTACGGTCTTTTGTCGAATGCGGCCCACCCGCGCTATATTGCGTCGACTGGCCATGAGTCTGCTAACCTCCAGCGGCTGTGATGATCGCATCAATCTTTCCGGTGACCAAGCGCCGCATGTCATCGTTGCGATCGATATCATCGCGGCGAGAGTCAGGAACCCATAACACTACAATCTTGCCTGGACCTAAGCCTTCGATATCTTCACCTGTTTGTTCGTCGTAGGGATCGACCAACTGAGGGTAACAGTCGATGGCGTAACAAACATCAGCACTATCGGACATCGCTACCTCCAACGTATTTCTGGACTAAGAAATGAGTAATAGTGCAAGCCTCTGTCGTGCCTCCACTGTAACGGGCCAACAGCGAAGGACCAAGGTACGGCCCGGTATTGCTATCTCCATCCCAATAGCCTTCATTAGTCGAGGCCAAAACAGACCGGTAATCTCTACCAAACGCGATGTTGGTGAATGACGAGTCATGAGGTGTGTGAGGAATGACTGTAGCGCCCTCGATAATCGAGAACTCCCAGCGACCTGCTTCTGGGCGCATAAACAACTGCATGCACAATGTGCTTGGTTCGCCGCTCGCAACGTCACTGCTATTAGTGTTGCTGCCTGTTGAGTATGGTCCACCTGTTCGGTGAGCCAGGTGATACTCGTTGTTGGATGAGTTTTCACGCCTATAAGTGGCTTTGACCATCGGGATTCGTTGCGTGTCTTCCCAAGCATGTCCTGTGGCGACCAACTTAACAGCGTCCAGGTTGCTGCGGAACGTAATGCTGTTCACCACCATAGCGACGCGGAAACAAGGCCAGCCTCCGCTTTCTAACTTCGGAATGCCTGTTCCTTTGAAGAGAAAGTTAGAATGCTTGTTAGACGCCGAGGCATTACTGAAGTTGCATACCAACCCTGTGCCGTTGACGATAGCGCAACTGGCATTGTTACCCGTATCCCAAATATCATTCATCCAAAACGTGTGACCACCAACAGTATTCTCTTGGTTCTTGGTCATTGTTTGGTTCGGCAAATCAGCAAAGTTCAGACGGCAGACATCGACCCACCCGCCTCTCTTTGGCTGGTGGTCATCTGACGTTTGACCGATTGTTCGTACACGTCTACTCATAAATCACGCGATACTATTGACGAAACCGTGGACTGTAATGACATTTGTTGTGCCCGCAAACGCCGTGATTTTCTTGGTGTTGTGCAAGATTAAACCAGGTACAACCTGCGTTAACCCAGATTCAGGCGGAATGGTTACTTCAATGTGACCGGTATCATCGGTTTGATTTCCCCATTCAATCGTAAGTTTCACGCCAGCAGTGGACGTGTTTGTAGCGTACAACCAAACTTCATCAAACGTACCTGCTGTCGTTCCTGCTACCGCTGTGTGAATCAGCGTTCCGTTTGGAGAGCCGCCACCCAAACCGCTGGTGGCAGCGACCAATATGCCTTCGCCGTCGGCTGCTCCGCTTAAGTGTGCCTTGGTGAATGTTGCCATTGTTTCCTCTTAGCTAAATACTTGAATAGCAATGATTTGGTCAGCCGAACTTGCCGCGCCGCCGGGTAAACTGTCGTTGTTCGCCAACCCCGTAGCTGCAGCTCCAACATCGACGTTCAAAACGCCGTTTGACGAGCTAACGGCGGTACCCGCTATTGCGCTGCAGAAATCCGCAATGCTTTCTTTGCGACTGGCGTTACTATCGTTAGCATCGATGATTGCAATGCTGTCAGCCGCGACATCTACAACAGCAGCACTAAGACCGTTCAGGTCGATGGCACCGCCTGAAGCGGTAAGTTGCGACGAGCTAACCGAGATGCCTGAACCAGCGATTGCAGTCAGGAAGTCATCGATCGACTCAGCCTTCGGCGCTCCAGTCGCCCCACCGTCCAAGAAGATGATGTGGTCTGAAGCCTGGGCGACTGCTGCGGCAGGGATATTGAAAGCGGTAACTTGACCGGACGAGTTGACCGAGATGGCGGTGTTCGTCCCCATGGTTGTGCCATGACCAATCTCAAGCACGTCCGTGCCGTCGTCAAGGCCGATGCGGAAGTCTTGGGCATTGCCGTCAAACGCCAGCATAGCGTCTTCGGCTGTGCCGTTGCCGATGGTCATCGTAGCGCCATCTACTTTGGCTTTGGCTTCTGAAGTGACCGTACCGTCGCCGTCGTCCGTAAGCAGTTGATTGGCTGACCCGCTTACACCTACGGGGTGCAGGTCTGTGACGACCAGGGTGCCGCTACTGGCTGTGAGTCCTGTTGTCGCCTGAGATCCTGCCACAGCCGTCATCAAGTCTGCAATCGACTCCTTCTTGCTGTTGTTGCTGTCGTTCGCGTCGACAAATCCGATACTGTCAGCCGCCACGTCAACCACCGCAGCACTGAGCCCATTCAAATCAGTCGAGCCTGCGGAAGCCGCTAAAACACCATTTGAAGCTGAGAGGTTGCTCCCGGCGATGGCTGCGACGAAGTCAGCGATACTCTCCACTTTAACGTCACCCGTAGCGCCGCCATCGAGGAACATGAAGTGGTCGTCTGCAACAGCGATTGCCGCTGCAGTTCTGCCCGAAGCATCAGCTACTGCATTGATCTCTGCGGCTGAAGCATCGACAGCGGCCAGCTTGGTGAGGTCTGCCTGAACGAGGCCAGAGACACCGTCGAGAAGGTTCAGCTCTGCTGCCGTCGCTGTGACTGCGGTTGACCCAAGAACAAGTTGACCTTCTGGGACAACCGCTCGAGCCGCACCGCCCAAGATCAAATCATCCTCAGATGCGTCCCACTGCATATAGGCGGAAGCTGTATCTCCGAAGAACTTGACGTCGTAACCTGTGTCGTCGACGCCCACCGTAAGTGTGTTGTCGATTTGAACCGCACCATCAATGTCTACCGCATCAAGATTTGACGTACCGTCGATATCAATGTTTCCGCTGATATCTAAAGATGCAGCCTGAAGCGCGGCGTCAGTTACTGTAAGGTTGCCTGAACTCGCACCCGTGGCTGACGTTGTCCCGACGACAAACGTGTCGGCGCTTTCGTCCCAGATAATTGTAGCGTTGGCGCTCGACCCGCGTTCAATGATGATACCGGCATCGCCGGATGGTGTGCCTGTGACACCATTACCCAGTTCAATCAACTTGTCTTTGATAACAGTGTTTGTTGTAGAGATTGTAGTGGTGCTACCATCAACGGTCAGGTTTCCCGATACGGTCGCATTACCACTGGCGTCAATGTCTAACTGGCGGGAAAATACAGTACCTCTGTGAAAAACTGAACCTGCCATTATGACCTCCAGTTGAGTCGTACTTGCGCCGTGGCTGAACCTGTGTTTACTTTAGCGACTAAATAAATCGTACCTGCAGTCGTGTTACTGACGGCAGAGAAATGTTTGTAATCATACTCAATCGTGTACATCACAGAACCTTTGCCGCTTGTGATGCCTTCGCTGATATTCTGTGTCGCGCCTGAGCCGACTGAAGGTGTGATGGGATAGTCGCCGACAGAGTCTCGAGCCAGATACATAGTGACTGACGTTGCACTACTGATGGACGTCAACTCGAACTCAATGTTTTGGAGACTGCAGACAGCGGGAATACTCGATCCACCGACATTGGCATCACCGCCTGTAAGTGCCGTTACCGCAAACGTACCGGTTAAGCTGACAGCACTGTCGCCTGTGTAGCCGGTGTTTCTCCAACCGTTGTAGTATGTCATTTTACATCTCCGAGGCGAGTATATCCTATTTCACTTAACTAATCAGCGATTGATTTGACGTGCTTGTTTTTCCATCGATCGAGCGGGTGTCTCAAAGCCCAGCTGATACGCGGTCTCCGATCCTATTTCTTCTGTCACTCTGTAGCCCAGGAATCTTAGCAGTTCTACATAGAACAGTCTACGCTCGACTCTTTGGTCTTCAGACTCTTGTAAGGCACCTTCAAGTTCTGACAACTCAGACCGAAGCGCATGTCGGTTGAAATCAGCCAGCAAAGGCGTCAACCTGTATATAACTTTAGCCGGACCCGGCTTTACATAATATCGAGGGTGTTCGACGACTTGACCTGTGTACTCGTCTGTTTGTCCTGCCGATACCTCATAAACCATATCACCAAGAATCGGACCTAAGTCTTGCATACCTTCATACATTTGCCGGGAAACACGAACTGGTGCGGTTGTGGGTTCTCCTTCTTTTTCAAATCCCGCTTGAATGAGCTCTACGGTAGGCATACGTCCTAACTCTACAATCGGTTTTATTTGTTCAACCATAGCTTCAACACCACGAGACGACACAGTGTACCGACTGGGTCCGACAAAGAACTCGTACTCAGCTGCTGTTCCTTCAGGATCATAGGTAAGTGCTTCTTCTGACAAGTCAGGGTTACCGCGCACCATGCTCCTGCCTGTGTTTACAGCCATCTCACCCAGTAAGAATGCGGCGCCTGCTTGAGCCAGAAAGTGTGTGTAGGCGCCTTGAATCGTGTGGGGTGGTGCCATGACAT